GATGACCTTATTGGTGGATTCCGTCTTGTTAATGGTGAAACTGTCTGGCACAATGGTCCAGTCATTGAAGCCTTGCAAAGGGGTGCTGTGTTGCTCCTTGATGAAATTGACCTTGCCTCAAACAAAATTCTTTGCCTCCAATCTATTCTTGAAGGAAAAGGAATTTTCCTCAAGAAGACTGGCCAATACATTGCGCCCACAAAAGGTTTCCAAGTATTCGCCACTGCCAACACTAAGGGTAAAGGATCAGATGATGGACGATTCATTGGTACTAATGTGCTCAATGAAGCATTCCTTGAAAGGTTCCCTGTAACCTTTGAACAGTCTTATCCTGCTCCTGCAACAGAGCAGAAAATCCTTGAAGGTATTGCACTTGATTTGGGTATTGAAGATCGTGCCTTCTGTAAGCACCTGGTTGATTGGGCAGACATTATTCGCAAGACCTTCTTTGATGGTGGTATTGAGGAAGTAATCAGCACACGTCGTCTGGTTCATATCATCAATGCTTACAGTATCTTTAACAACAAAGAGAAAGCAATTCAGGTCTGCATTAATCGTTTTGATGATGAGACCAAAGCATCCTTCATTGAACTCTATGATAAAGTTGATGCTGACTTTCAAATGATTGACACTGAAGAAACTGCTTGATATAATTAATGATAAATGCCTGGTCACTTTTACATGATGAACTTTATGGAGATGAATCTATGACTATTGAATCAGCAACTACTAAAGACTATAATGATTTTTGGGGAGGAGATGGGCATAGTATGGTAGGCAATCATCTGTTGGGTGGTATGTCTGATGATACTATCAACTTCTCTGGATCTGGAATCAATGCTGCTGACACAGTGAAAATGGATTATATTGGTTTGGGTCAAGATCACATTACATTGATTGGTGGAACAGACAAAACTAGCGCTAAAACAAATACAATGTACAAATACAATGAGGAACAAATCCTCAATGAACTAAAAGATTATATTATTAGAACTTATAATCAGCATTACTCTGCTGGTGATGATAAGATTCAAACTCTTGATCTTATTGAAGCTTGTGGTGATGGTGAAGCATTCTGCAGATCTAACATTCTCAAGTATGCCTCTCGCTATGATAAGAAAGGCACTGCACGTCGTGACATCATGAAGATTTTGCATTATGCTGTTCTTCTGATGCATTTCAATGACAAAAATTCTCAAAAGGAAACTTACCCTCAGTGATGAAAACTCTTAACAATATGAAACTGTCTGAAACTACTGTCAATCTTCTCAAGAACTTCTCTTCTATTAATCAGTCTATTCTGTTCAAAGAGGGTAACAAATTGCGTTCCATCTCAGTGATGAAGAACATTCTGGTTGAGGCAACTGTTGAAGAATCTTTCCCTAAAGACTTTGGCATCTATGACCTGAACCAGTTCTTGAATGGTCTGTCACTCCATGCAAGTCCTGAACTTGACTTCAAGAGTAATGATTTTGTGATGATTAGAGAAGGCAAGATGCGCTCTAAGTATTTCTTTGCTGACCCTACAGTCATTGTTGCTCCTCCTGAGAAAGAGATCTCTCTTCCTACAGAGGATATTTGTTTTGAACTTAGTAGTCAACAACTTGAGAAGTTGAAGAAAGCAGCATCTATCTATCAACTGCCTGATATTTCTGCTATTGGTGAAGCAGGTGTAATCAAATTGGTTGCACGTGATAAGAAGAATGACACCTCCAATGACTTCTCTATTGTTGTTGGTGAGACTGATTCAGAGTTTGTCTTTAACTTTAAGGAAGAAAACTTGAAAATTGTCCCTGGTTCTTATGATGTTGTTGTCTCTCAAAAACTTCTTTCAAGGTTTACTAACCAAAACATTGATGTTACATACTTCATTGCCTTGGAACCAGACTCCACCTTTGGTTAAGAAAGACTATGATGGACCACTTTATGCTCCTTGGCATAAGGTGGTTGCAGGAAGAATGAAAAGAAAATGAAACATATTCTCTTTACATTAAAAGGTTGTCCCTATGATAAACTGGATGATGAAGCACTAATTCGTGCTACTCTAATTGGTGCTGCTGTTCTTTGTGAGAGCACATTATTGAATGTATCTTCCCACAAATTCAGTCCTCATGGTGTCACTGCTATTGCTCTCCTTGCTGAGAGTCATATTAGTATTCACACTTGGCCTGAAAATGGTGTAGCAGTATGTGATGTTTTTACTTGTGGAGATCACACAAATCCAAGATCTGGTGCTACTTACATGTATGAAACACTTGGAGCAACTGACATTGACTCTAAGATTATTGAAAGAACAATTGAATGATTAATTATGAGTCGTAGTGAATTTGTTTGGGTTGAAAAATACAGACCCAAGAAAATTGAAGATTGTATTCTTCCTGAAAATACTAAAAAAACTTTTCTTGATTTCCTAGATAAGGGGGAGGTTCCTAATCTTCTTTTATCTGGACCTCCTGGATGTGGTAAGACCACTGTTGCAAAAGCAATGTGTGAACAATTGGGAGCAGACTACTATGTCATCAATGGATCCGATGAAGGAAGATTCCTGGATACTGTCAGAAACAATGCGAAGAATTTCGCTTCGACCGTCTCACTTTCGTCAAGTTCTAAACACAAAGTCATTATCATTGACGAAGCTGACAACACAACCCCAGATGTTCAACTCTGCTTACGGGCGTTTACTGAGGAGTTCATTGGCAATTGCAGATTCATCTTCACCTGCAACTACAAAAACAAAATCATCCAACCACTCCACAGCAGATGCTCAGTCATTGACTTCTCCCTTAAAGGAAAAGAAAGACAAATACTTGCTGGAAACTTCTTCAAGAGACTCCAAGAAATCTTGGATACAGAAAGTATTGAATATGATAACAAGGTCCTGGTAGAACTTATTCAGAAGCATTTTCCTGACTGGAGACGTGTTCTAAATGAGTGCCAGAGATATGCATCAAGCGGTAGTATTGACTCAGGTATTCTTGCGAATTTTGCAAATGTTAAAACAGATGATCTTTTCAGGTGTCTCAAGAGTAAAGACTTTCCTAAGGTCAGAAAGTGGGTGGTGGACAATTTGGATAATGATCCTACTGTACTTCTTAGGTCTGTTTACGATGCTTGTTATGCATCCTTGGAAGGTGCTGGGATTGCTGCTGCTGTGCTTATTATTGCTAAGTATCAGTATCAAAGTGGATTTGTCGCAGACCAAGAAATAAACATGCTTGCCTGTCTCACTGAAATTATGGTGGAGTGTGAATTCAAGTGAATAAGAATGAAAGAGAAGAACTGATGTATGATGTGGCAGTTGCCATGTTAAAACAGATGTCACCAGGTAGTGTGTTTCAGTTCGCTATTGATAGACAACTTCAGTTGATGGATCTCTATGATGATGATAAACTGAAACAAATGTTGAAACAGTACAGTCCCAAAAAGAAAACAAAAGGAGGAGGATTTTAATGGGTTGGAAAGAAGCAACAAATAAAGTTATTGCTAACCAACAAGTGGAAAATATTGCTAAACTTCTAAATGGTGAAGTAAAGCATAAAATTATTACTGACTCTTATGGTTTAAACAAAAGACGTATTGAGATTACCTATGAAGACAAAGAAACAGAGGCATCAAGTTAAGTCAAGGTGGTACTATATATTTTGGGGAATTGCCACTATATCAGTAGTCTCAGGTCAGATTTATGTTGGATCTGGTTTTAGAGTGATGAGTGATTCTGTAAATCAAGTATTGGAGAATATGAAATGAAGTACCTCCTAGCAGCAGCCAGTGCCCTTCTGGTGCTCTCTCCATTGGCAGAAAGTCCTGCCATGGCACACAAGGCACACAGGTTCAACAGACAGTACCAGACAGGCAGACACTGGCATCGTCACTGCCATAAGGCTGGACCATGCCACACCCATACCCATACTCACTATGGTAAGGATGCTGGTCACCATGGTAGATGGTTCATGCATGGTCTATACTCAGGGACATATCCTAAGTATGAAGATTATTGGTATCCTGGTTGGTATCCTGGTCCAGAGTGGCAAATTCACATTCACTAATTAATTATGAAATCTTTGAAAACTCCTCTTCGTTATCCTGGTGGCAAATCACGTGCCCTAACAAAAATTATTCCTCATATTCCAGACTTGTCTGAATATCAAGAATATAGGGAACCATTTCTTGGTGGTGGTTCAGTAGCAATTCATATTACTAAGATGTATCCAGATTTGAATATTTGGGTAAATGATTTCTACACACCCTTGACTAACTTTTGGCAACAATTGCAAGAGAAGGGAGATGAGATGAGAGACTTTCTTGGTTCTCTTAAAAGATTTCATAATAATCCTGACAAGTGTAAGTTGCTGTTCAACTCATCAAAGGGTCACATCAATGATGATAGTGTCAGTGATTTTGCAAAGGCTTGTGCCTTCTACATTGTAAATAAGTGTTCTTTCTCTGGTCTTACTGAGTCATCTTCTTTCTCTAAGATGGCATCAGAAAATAATTTTACTCAAAGAGGTATTGATAGACTTACAGGTTTTCAAAAGATTATTGCAAACTGGAACATTACAAACTTATCTTATGAAGAACTATTAGATGAATCTTCAGAGAGGAGATCATTCATTTATCTTGACCCTCCCTATGCTATCAAGGATAGTTTGTATGGAAAAAAAGGAAACATGCATAAAGGATTCAACCATGACACTTTTTCTCGTGATTGCTCTGATTGTAGTATCGATATGCTTATCTCCTACAACTCAGGACAATTAGTAAAACATAGATTCCAAGAATGGAATATGGCAGAGTTTGATCATACATATACTCTCAGATCTGTTGGCAAATATATGAGAGAGCAGAAAGAAAGAAAAGAACTTCTTCTTATGAATTATGGTAAGAAGGCAAAGGTTCAACTATCATTTGAAGGTTGTTATAATTTTGCCAAATTGAAGAAAGAAGGAATGGTAGATTGAAGAAAGTATGGAGACTGTGGAAGTACACCCTAGGCAGTTTTTCTGATGTCAAAACAAAAAGATACGATAATAGTGTTGCTATTCTTCGTAGTATTATATTCTTTACTTATTTGGCGACTAACTGTTTTATTGTTGCAGGGGTGATTAGACACTGGAACTAAAATTTATTAAAAAACACAATGAACTTTTTTGCAAAACTTGATTCATATGAAGAGTATCTTCAGAAAAATCCTTTCCATAAATTATTGAATATTGATTTAAATGAATATGGTCAGGTTCAGAAAAAATTAGAACATTCAACTTTTCGTTCTGTTGATCCCAATCTAAAAGAGGCATTTGCCCCAGAACTTGACGATTTGGTTAGATTGCATTACTTAGTCACATCCAGAAATGTAACTACAATTCTAGAATTTGGAGTTGGCAAGAGTTCAATTGTATTTGACCATGCACTGAATCTAAACAAGCAGAGGTGTTCTGCTTTTGTTGAAAAAAATTTAAGGAGAAGTAATCCATTCCAATGTTTTTCTGTAGACAATAATAGAGAGTGGATTGAAGTATGTAAAAATACTGCAAAAACAAACCATATCAACTATCATTATTCTTTGTGCTCTGTCTCTACTTTCAATGAAAGAGTTTGCACATATTTTGAAGACTTGCCTAATATTTGTCCTGACCTAATTTACTTAGATGGTCCAGACCAATTTTCACCTGTTGGTGATGTGAGAGGAGTTAACACAAATCATCCTGATAGACTGCCTATGTCTGCTGATGTTCTTGCAATAGAGCATTTCTTATTGCCAGGCACTCTTATTGTTGTTGATGGTAGAACTGCTAATGCTAGATTTCTTAAGTCTAACTTGCAAAGGAATTGGTCTCACTATCATGAAGAAGTGTTTGATCAACACTACTTTGAATTAGTAGAAACACCACTTGGAGTTTATAATAAAAAACAAATTGATTATTGTTTAGGTAGTGATTTTTATCAGAGAATTAAATAATGGAACTGAAAGACTGGTTGAATTCTATCAACTTCACAAAGGAAGACCTGAGTGAACATATCAAAGAGTATCCACCATATATTATTAATAGATGTCTGTCTGGACATTTAGACTGTGTTTTATTTGCTAATGAAATGAACAAGTATCATTTCTTAGATAAAGACATGCAATTTAACTTTTATATAAATATCTTGAGAAAGAGAAAGAGATTTTCTCCTTGGGTTCGCAAAGAAAAGGTCTCAGATCTAGAGTTTGTCAAATCTTATTATGGTTATAATAATGAGAAAGCATCTCAGGCACTGAAAATCTTATCAAAAGAACAACTGGACTACATTAAACAAAAACTTGACACTGGTGGCAAAAGATGACTCAGACTGCAGAACCTCAGGTTCATTGGTCACAGGACAAAATGATTGAGATTGTCCTCAATGAACCAGATGATTTCCTTAAGGTGAGGGAGACCTTAACAAGAATTGGTGTTGCTTCTCGCAAAGAAAAGAAACTTTACCAATCTTGCCATATTCTCCACAAGCAAGGTAAATATTACATAGTGCATTTTAAGGAGCTTTTTGCTCTTGATGGCAAGTACGCTAACATTACTGTTAACGACGTTCAGCGTAGGAATCGTATTACTCGTCTTCTTGCTGATTGGGGTCTCATTAGTGTGGTAAAGGAAGATTCAATCATGGACATTGCTCCATTGAATCAGATCAAAGTCCTTCCATACAGAGATAAGAACGAGTGGACTCTAGAGCAAAAGTATAATATTGGCAAAAAGGGAAAACCTCAAGAGGAGGGGTA